CTGGTTGTTATTGGTGATGTAGTTAGCATTAGTTGCACCAGTGTAGCCAAGGTTAGCCAAGGTAAGGGTATGTGAACCAAGGCCTGTAACGTGTCCATATGTGTCAAGCGTCACATCTTGGATAACCGTAGCACCGCTATTGTTTGCGCTGCCTTGGCTAGACGTATCAGCGTGGCTCACTGTAACTGTGCCAGAAGTCCCACCGCCACTAATGCCCGAACCAGCCGTAACACCTGTAATGTCACCCACATTGGTAGTATATCCAGCGCCGTTTGTTAGCTGGTTGTTGTTTGTGACGTTTGTTGCACCAGCGGCAATACCGTCTAGCTTTGTGCCATCCGCAGCAACATCACGCCCATCCACAGTGCCAGACACAGTGATGTTGCCGGTTACGCCCAAAGATGTATTTGCTGTCAGAACAGTAAACGTACCAGCGACAGCCGTAGTGCCGCCAACAACAACATTATCAATAGTGCCAGAGTTAATATCAATGCCAGTGACGGGCGTTGTGCCGTTAAGCACATCGTCGATTAAATCCATGCTATCGTTTAAATAGCCGCCCCAAACGTCCTCGTCATCCGCGACTGTAGGTTTTTTCAGGTTATATGTTGTTGTGTAGGCAACCATGTCTAAATCCTTATGCCGCTCTCATTGGCAGTTCTGTCCAATTAACGCTATCATCCGCCAGAGGTGTCCAAGTGTCAGTTGGGTCTGCAATCAGCTCCCACTTCTCTCGAGCAGTTGCAGCGAACAGTGCCGTTGCCGATACGCTAGAGCCAGCACTTTGCACCCTGTTGCATATCGCTGTGAAAGTTGCCGCTACGTCAACATCACTCGCACCCGCTGCAGTAAAGTTTGCAGATGCGCTGAAAGTTACAGCCGCCGCCACATTTGATGCAGCCTCTCGCACACGCTCCGTGATGTCTGCAATCGTAACTGCTGGGCTTACCTGAACGCTAGACTGTGCAACGCGGATTGCGCCACCTGTAACCGTGAGAGATGGGGTTACGGTCGCAGAGCCAGCCGCATTAACCGATCCGATTGGCACCATCTCCGCCAGTACGTTAATCGGTACGCTTCGCTCAACAACGCGCAGGTAACTAACAGCCGTTGCGCTTGCAGCCGTTAGTGCCGCAGCGCCTTTAACTGTAACCTGACCCGCAGCCGTGGTAGTTGCAGACGCAGAAATAGAGGCGGACGCATCAATGTATGAGCCGTCAACCCCGTAAAACCATGTACTGTAATTACCCTGACCGTAGGCCATTATTCAGCCCCTAGTTAAGCGTGATGTCTAGGTCGCCGCTTGGAATGCGGAACACGTCACCCGTCTCAATAGTTTTCGATGATGTTAGTGCAGCCCATGCCATCAAATTGCCAGCAGAGGAAGCATCAAAGATGCCCACATGCGTAACCGTGCCGTAGTTGGCCGTGGCTGTCGGAAACTCTACCGCCGCATTGTTTGACGTTGTGTCGCCAGACGTTGTGAACGCAATTGTTTGACGCGCATAAGCGCCGCCCGACACCTCTGTGCCGCCGCCACTGTCAGACGGTGCAGCCGTAAACAGCGCAACGTAGTGTGTGCTGGGGGCAGTGTATGCAACGCCAGCAAACACATGGTCCAGCACCTTTGTTTCTAAGTAGTCTGAAAAACTCATGTTGGTCTCCTAATCAATAAGACATTGTCCTCATTCGCAGCGTCGACGCAGAGTTTTTGGCATTGTCACTCGACGCATTTAAACTTGTCACCGCTGCACTGTACAAAGTTCCCCACACTGTAACACGTTCATCGTCCCCAAGATAGGGGGCGGCCTGCACCAGCGAACCATACAGATAAGCGTCTGGCGCATCTCCCAGAAGCCAGTTTGTTGAGTTGCTTTCAGACAGCGGAGGTATCTTCTGGTAGTACACCAGCTCGGTCGTGTAGGTAGTGTCGGGCGTGGGGAATAACTCTAAGCTCTCACCCACATGCGCAAAGTATTTAGGACGGCCGGCAACATCTGAACTTTTTTCTCGACGAGACAAAAGGTCATCCAAAGTCGTCATCTCCAAACGGTAAATAGTGCCTGGGCTAATCCCGAAGCGAATGGTCTCAAGCCAGTCAGCCGGGACGGCGCTATACTGAGTGTCCAGCTGCCCGGAAGAACGCTCAACCATCTTGTAGTGACGCAAGGATCGCTCCATGTTGCGCTCTGCAAGAGTAATGAAGTCTGGTATAACGGCTGCCAAATCATCCCGGTCAAGCCAATTGGCAAGCGATGATTTCAGCTCGCTATACGTTGTGATAGCCATTACAATACACCTTCTCGCGTTCTAAAGGCTCTGTTTTCCGACTGGTTCAGCCACTTGCGTAGTGCCTTCGGATCGTCAGCTATGCCTTGCTTCTTCAGCTCATAATACACGGAAAGCGGGATGGAGGCCACCTTTGCGTTTTCTCCAAATTTTCCAGAAACGTCGTTATACGAGCGCTTGTTTGCTTCGATGATTTTTGTGCTGTCCTGCACGGTCTCAATAACGTATTCGCCGTTTTGCTTGACGTGCCAGTACCGCGTAATCCCGGCGGCTTCGTCTCGGCTAAAAAGTCTTTTCATCTTTACCTCCAGAGTGAATGGGGCGACCGAAGCCGCCCCACATACTTACGATACGTTCAAGTCAGCGATCAGGCCGTGAGCCTTTTCGTTAGTTACCTTGAGGCCGGTCTCGCAAATAAGCATTTTCTTTTCTGCGTCGCCTGTCTTGGCAAGATCCACAGCTTGGATCGGACGCAGAGTTGCGATTGACGCGTACTCTGTGTCGAGGCACCAAGCGTCACGCTCACGGCTGAAGCGGTTAGGAACCACAGTCAGGGCGCCAAAGTCGCTCAGATACACGTCAGCTGCACCGATGATGGTTGTTGGGCCATCAGTTGGCGCTTGGTAGCGCTGAGCCGCGATGCCCGCGAAGCCAGACACAACAGTCTTGTTGTACGGGCCAACCATCAGAACGGATGGGTTTCCGCCTTCGGTGTATGCCTTCTGCATCACGTCTTTCAACATGGCTTCTGTGAAGTCACGCTGCGTGCCGTCGTTACGGGCGTCGGAACCGTCAACCGCAGTTGGGTTGGTGCCGTCGCCAGCTTTGTTGACGTTGGTCGCAATCCACGCACCCAGGCCAGCAGTTACGCGCCCAGCAGAAGCTGAACCAGCGGAACGGGCTGTGTTGCCTGTGTAGATTGTTTCCAAGTCGCGCTTGATTTCTTTGCCGCGTTTGGCAAGGTTGAATGCGACTTCGTCGTTGCGGCCGGCAAGATCTTGGAAGCCGAGGTTATCAGCAATAATCATGCTGCGACGGCGGATTTGCGTGTAATTTCCGACCCTTACGGTTGCTGTGGTTGCGTCAAAAGATGCAACATCATCCCCGTCTATGACGGGCGTGACGTCAACAGCCGCCAAATCATCGACCTGCCACTCGAAAAATGTGTTGGACACATTTTCGGAACCGACGTTAGATGTGAAGGGTGTTTCTTCTGGGGCTATGTTGCTGATAACATTAGCTAATTCTTCCCGGATACCCTTGGCGTCAAAAGACGTAAAGGTGTTTGCAATGATAGTCATAGTTTATGCTCCTATAGCAAGGCTTTGATTGCGGCCGCGGCGTCGTTGACGCGACCAGTTTTCCGTGCGCGGTTCTGCGCTTCCTGCGCGGCTGAGGTGCGTTTAGGCTGTGACGCTCTGGAACCCGACTTCAATGTCTTGGTGCGTGGCTTCTTAGGTTTAGCTTTAACCTCGTTTGCCCGCGTTTCTCCACGATCATATAACATCGCTTTCCTCGCTAGTTTCACAAGCGTTGCATTTGACATCCCGCTCACGTCTTGCTCGCTGAAACCTTCGCCGAGTAGGAAGTCCCGTATCTGGGTTGCTTCCGTGGCGGCAACTTTGCTGTCACGCCACTCAGGGATGATGTCAGGCAATATTTGACGCTGCTGCTCCAAATACGATTGCTGCATCTGCTCATGCTTCTGCGCTTCAATCTGCTGCATCCGTTGCTGCTCAGCTTGGACGGCTTGGAGCTGCGCAACGCGCGCCTCCTGCTCCTTCCGCCACTGGCGTTCTGCCTTCGCTGCCATCACGGGGTCTGCGTCATACAGAGTGTCCCAGTCCGGCTCCTGTTCCGCTGCCTGTTGGATGCGCTCCGCCATTGCTGGCAGTAGTTGCGCATATTCAGCACGCTCACGCTCAATCTCCTGATACTGCGCTTCCATAGCCTTTCGGTTTTCAGCGAGCTCCTGAGTTTTTCGCGTGTAGTCTTTCTGCCGAAGGTGTCCGCTGCGCAGCTCCTCAATGGTTATCTCTTCGCCATCGACCTCAATGGTCGTGGACAAATCAAGAGATCCATATTGGTCGCCGTCATCGTCGTCTTCGTCGTCCAGATCGCTTTCAGACCCCTCAACGGGAGAGTTGTCAGCTTGCGCCTCATACTCTTCCTCTTGGCCATCCGGCATTTCGGCTTCGTCCACTTGCGCGGCTTTTGCCTCAAGCGCATCATCTGTCGTCACGTTATCCTCTTGGGGCGCGAGCATACTTCTGATTGCATTCTGAGCGCTGTACAGGTCAGTCCCTTGCGGGGTGCTGTTGTCTGACATCTCTTACTTCTCCATTATGCTACTTTTTCATCTTCATTTCAATAGTAGCGTTATCAACCATGCTGCGCAGCGACTGGCGGACCATGTCAATTCCACGCAACTTCATGTAAACAGCCTCACGGCCGTCGGTGTCACTGGGGCCAGTTGCCTTGAACTGCGCCCAGCAATCCGCCTCGGCTTCCTCAAGAAACCGAAGCAAATCCGTGTCGGCGAGCAGGCGCTCTGCCTGCTTGCCGTCCGTGATGATCTGCTGCTTAGTCTTCACGCGCCGCCTCCGTGATTATGTCAGCCTGGGCCTTCATCACTTCGCGGTTGATCGCCATTTCAGCCCGGATCTGGGCGACGTCAAGCTGCGTGCCGTACTTGGCCTTCAGCTCTTCCGCCTTGACGCGGATGTCGGCCTCGAGCTCGTCGCGCTTGCGGTCGTCTTCCATCATCATCTGCTCGCGCTTCAGCTGAAGGTCTGCCGCCTTCTTCTGCATGTCCGCTTGGATCTGCTGGATTTGCACCTGGATCAGCTGCTCGTTGATGTCGGGCTTGTTATCTGGCGGTGGTGGCTGGAACTTCGCCGGATCGCTCCAGAACTGCGACGTGTCCTTGAAGCCGGCCAGCGACGTCATCTCCTTGAGCGTGTTGCTCAGCTTGGAGATGTCGGTCAGCGGGTTCTGCGGCCCCATCGTCGACATGGCCTCCTTCTGCATCTCTCCGATCTGGCGCAACATCATCATCCGCTCAGTGTCAGTGCCGCGGCCCAACGCCACGTTAACTGAGACGTCCATATTAGATGACCATACCCTGGGGTCCATTTCCACGAAATCGTTGTTGAGGCGGATCATGCGCGCCTTGTCCTGGTGCGTGGTGATGTTGTGCAGGACAAGCTCGTACAGGCGCTTAATGCCCGTCTCAGCGAATACCCTAGCAATCATCTCAATGTGCTGCTGTGCGGCGCTTACAGTGGCTGCCACGGCTGTCGCAGTGCTTGACTGTAGGGCGCCAGCGTCTAAGCCCATGGACGCCTTGGAGATGCCCGTGCGGGCCTCCTTGACCTCGTCCATGTATTGCAGCACAGGAAACGCCTGCTGTCCGACGAATGGCACGGTCAGCTGTTGGACTGAACCGGGAGCGCGTTGACGGACGATCGACCCCATCTCTGTATTCATGGCGTCTTCCATATTCACCATACCCTCTACAACAGCAATTCTTGGGTGAATACTGAGGCTTAGGC